TGGAGCGTCTGCGCGGTCAGCTTCCCGGTCTTGATGTAAAGGGCTATGGTCTTTTCGTTTACTTCGTCCTGCAATTTCTCGCGTCCTCCTTTCGCGTTTCTTTATGGGGCGGCGGTCAGATACGCACCCGCAGCCCATTCAAATCCTCGGCTCTGATACCCACAAGATACCAGTTGTCGCCATACTCAATCCGGGTAGGCTTCCACTTGCCCCGCACGAACACGTCAAAGCACTCCCCGCAATGCAGCCCGCCATAGTAAGTATTGAGGTCAAAGCGAATGTCGTAACGGTCGGTGCGCTCGTCAAATACCAATGCTCCTGTTCTCTGTGCCATAATAAAATCCTCCTTTTGGTGTTTACAGGCTTTCGCCCGGTTTGAATGAATAAGGGTCGTGCGGCTCCTGTGGCGCAAGTGCGCCGCTTGCCATGTCATGGGCGACAAGGGAAGTGTAATAGTTGCCGATTGTGGACGGGGCATTGAAAAGGGCTGCTTTCAGATATTGCTTGATGTTGCGGATTTTCGTTGTGTTCTCCCGCATACAGTCAAGCACAAAGCGGATATGCTCGCCGTCCAGTTTCATAAACTTTGACTTCACAAGCTCTGCCGGGTAGTCGTCCCCCGCAATCCGCACCCGCTTTCTGGCGGTGCATACCGTTTCAAGCATGAGGTCTACAATCTCGTCAAGCCTGTCCCCGTCAAATTTCATGTCCTGTTTGAGAATGTCGTAGTCGATATTGTCCTTGATGATTTCCCGGTATATCTCTACTGCGCTCTGTGCTGCCGCTTCCGTTCCTTTCCGTTCCGGCGGCGTAGCCGCTCCCCCGCAAGGTGAGGGGTTAGGGGAAAGGATAGGAATGGAATGGGTACTTGATAAATCCGTATTTGATTTTTCTTTTTTTGGTAAGTCAGTTCTTTGTATATCTTTATTTAATTGCGTTGGATTTTCCAACGTAGGTTTTTCCAATGTTGGTTTTTCCTGTGTTGGATTATCCAATGTTGGATTTTCCAATGTAGGTAAATCCGGCGTAGGCGGCTGCGGCTGCTCGAATATCACATAGTCCGCGCCCCGCAAGCGTCCTTTCTCGTCGCGCTCCCTTGAACGGACGATATACCCGGCGCGTTCAAGCTCCTTAATGGCTTCGCGGATAGCGTCTATCTTCTCCCGGTTGATAAGGGATAAGCCTTTCAAGGTGTAGTCCCAATCTTCGGGGAGTGACAGCATTTGCGACAACAGCCCCTTTGCCTTTAGGGAAAGCTCCTTGTTGCGTAGGTGGTGGTTGCTCATTACGGTGTAGCCCTTGTTCCGTTCCACTCTGAAAACTGCCATAGTTCATAGCTCCTTTGCTTTGGATTTGTTACGCAGTAGAAGCGCGGTTTCGGGGAATAAGGTATAAATCCCTTGCCGCGCCAGATACACACCCGCAAAACCGCTTGTAGCAAGGCTTTTTCTGCCCCTACTGCGTAACAAAGGGCATGAAAAAAGCGGCGTTCCTGTTCTCCCATGTAGAGAGTAAGAAACGCCGCTTCTGCGTCGTATTCAGTTTTTAGTACAATACCCTGCTTGTCCGTCGCTCGAAAAACCTTGATTTTCCAGTGTTTTCAAAAGTATCGTTATCTAACGTCAGCTTTTGAACGGCCTGCGTTCCAAAAACTGTTCAGGGAACTGGAACAAGGGACTATCAACTGCATTCTGGTCAAAGATTTATCCCGATTCGGGCGAAACTATATTGAAGTGGGACGCTATCTGGAACGGATTTTCCCGGTCATGCGCGTCCGGCTGATTGCAGTGACGGACAACTATGACAGCCAATCCGCGTGGAAGACTAGCGATTCCATCATGGTCCCGATGCGGAATCTGCTCAATGATGCCTACTGCCGGGATATTTCCGTCAAGATCAAGAGTCAGCTTGCAGTTAAGCGCAAGCGCGGCGATTTTGTGGGGAGCTTTGCAGCGTATGGATACCGGAAGGATCCTGCCAATCATACGAAGCTGATCGTGGACGAACTGGCAGCGGAAACAGTGCAAGATATTTTCCGCTGGAAGATCAGCGGTATGAGCAATCAGGGCATCGCAGACCGATTGAATGCGAAAAAGGTACCGTCCCCGGCTGCACGAAAGTTGCAGAGCGGTGCAAAGCTGAGCCTGCATTTCCGCAAGAGCGATGAGCCGCCGTGGTCTGCCAAGGCGGTGGACCGCATTCTGCACAACGAGGTCTATATCGGAAAGCTGGTACAGGGAAAGACACGACGACTGGATTATCGCTCCAAAAAGAAAATGAACGTGCCGATGCGGGACTGGGTAATCGTGGACAACACCCATGAAGCAATCATTCCGGCAGAGCAGTTTGAACTGGTGCAGCGGATTCTGGAAACCGAAACTCGCAGACCGAACGATGCCGAAACGGTGGCCCTGTTTGCAGGATTTCTTTACTGTGGGGACTGCGGCAGCCGGCTGGTGCGCAGGTCGGCCAGCTATAATGGAAAGCGGTATATCTATTATCAGTGCTCCGGCAGCAAGCAGAACAAGGGCAGCTGCACGAGCCATAACCTACGGGATGAAAAGCTCTATAACATTGTGCGGAATGCGCTCCAGATGCAGATCCAGATCGTGATGGAGGAAGCAGAGTTTGTAGAAAGCATCCGGCAGGCCCAGCAGGAACCCTACCGTGTGCGGCGCATCGAACGGCAGATTCGGCAGCTGACTGCAGAAAAGGCCCATATACAGGGCATTAAGGAAAATTTGTATGGGGATTACGCAGAGGAAATCCTCACACGGGAGGATTTTTTGAACTACAACGAACTGTACAGCAAGCGAATCGAAGAGTATGACCGCAAAATTGAGGAACTGGAGGCGGAACAGCGAAATTTACAGACTGCCCCGAATGCGTATCCATTTCTGGACGTGTACCGTAAGTATCGGAAACTGGAAGAAATCACCCGTCCGATGGTCGTGGAACTGATTGAGAAAATCGAAGTGTATGAGGGCAATCGGGTAGAAATTACGTTCCGATTCCACGATGAAATTGCGGACCTGCTGGAAGAACTGCATCAAAAGCAGATGGGGCAGCGTGAAGTATCAGCTTAAAAGGAGGCTGTGACTTATGGCAAGAGTAAGCAAAAAGGTAAGTGCGGCGCAGCGGGAAGCGGAAAACGCACCGCACCGTATCTGGAAAACCGCAATTTACGCACGACTGTCCGATTTTGATGATGTACTTCGGGATACGGAATCGCTGGAAGTACAGATTTCTTACATCAAAGAGTATATCAACCACCGGGATGATCTGATGCTGCTGGATGTGTTTGCGGACAAGCGGTGCACAGGGATGAACTTTGACCGCCCGGAATTTGAACGGCTGTTGAAAGCACTGCAGGAGCGGAAAGTCAACTGCATTGTGGTAAAGGACTTCTCCCGACTGGGTCGTAATTTCGTGGAAACAGGTCAGTATCTGGAGCAAGTGTTTCCACTGTTTGGCGTAAGATTTATAGCCATCAATGATAATTATGACAGCCTGAACAGACAGAGCCGGGACGGGATGCTGGTGCCGATCAAGAGCATGATCAATGAAATGTACTCGAAAGACCTGTCCAAGAAGATTCAGTCGTGCTTTCGTTCCAAGGAAGCACGAGGAGAAATTTATACGCCTGTTCCGCTCGGTTACAAGAGAAATCAGCAGAATCATTTAATTCTGGACGAGGAAGTCAGCGATGTGGTAGTTCGGATTTTTCTCTGGAAGAAATCCGGCATGAAAGAGCGCGAGATTGCAAAGAAGCTGTCTGCGCAGGGAATCCCAACACCTTTTACACGCCGCTGTCAGCTGGGATACCTGAAAAACACCTTGCGGGTAAAGGACCCAGCATGGCAGACCGTGTTCGTGACAAAGGTGCTGGAAAATCCAATCTACACAGGAACAATGGTCTATAACCGCATCGCCTACGATGAAACGAATCGGAAAATCGGGCAGAATCCACGGGAAAGCTGGCGGATGGTGCCGGACAGCCATCCGGCGATTATCAGCTGGGAATTGTTTGATGAAGTTTCTGCATTACGGGAAGCCGAGCAAGCAGTCAAGGAAGAGCGAAAAAAGTGGTGCAGACAGCGCAGAAAGAACAATCCGAACATTTTCAAAGGCAGAATCTTTTGCAAAAAGTGCGGAGAAAAAATGGTTTGTCATTGGCAAAGTGATGGTACGCTGTATTTTTACTGTGCATCTTGCCATGTTTCCATCTCAGAGAAAGACCTCTGGAACGGCATTAACAAGGAGTTGCACCAGCGGATGGAAGAACACCGTGATTTGCAGAAGCTGGTACGGAAAAGCTCTGGAAAAAGCAAACTCCAATCAAAAGAAATAGCTACAAAACGTGAAATTGAACAGGCGTCAGGCAATATCGTTCGACTGGAATCACAGAAGCGCAGCGGCTACGAGCAGTATGTCCTTGGAAAAATTTCAAAAGAAAAGTTCTTGGAATTGAAGCAGGATGCAGAGAATGAAATTGAGGCATTCAGACAGACAAAAGCTGAAAACGAGAAAGAACTGGTCGTTGTTCAAGAAGAATTGCGGCAGAAAAAGCAGATCGCGGGCAGCACAGAAGTCCTTTTGACGGCAGATAATCTGCTGCAGTATGTAAAGAAAATCGAAGTGGACCGCAGGAAAATCACTTACACAGAATTTTTACCGTAATGAAAAAGGGGAGCAGGACAATGAAAGAGAAAATCTACGATGCCCGGACAGGAATGGAATACGTTCTGGTTGGCGATTATTATCTGCCAGCCTTGAAACTGCCACGGACCCGTCCGATTGGCCGCTGGGGGATGTTGCACAAGGCGTACCTGAAACTGCGAAAACCAGCCTATTATCAGAGCCTGCTGCTGAATGGAAAGCTGGACGCTGTTTTGGCAGACGTGGAAGAGCAGGCAGCGGAACGGTATGAGATTTTGATCGAGCAGATGAGCCAGCGGGAGAGCATTTCAGAAAAACTGAAAGAAGAAAATCAGATGGAGTGGGTGAGCCGCATGAGAAATCTGGAAAATCGTGCAGAGGAAATCGTAAAGGCAGAATTGATCTACACGTTTGAAAGGCGGTGAGCAGCAGATGATCGGAACCTATTACCGGCTTTCACTTGCAGACGAGGATGTGGGTGCTGATAAGGCCGAGAGCAACAGCATTCAGGGCCAGCGCGGACTGGTAGAGGGGTATATCATGGCTCACCCGGAACTGGCTGCAGAGCCGCGTCAGGAGTATGTGGACGATGGCTACTCCGGCACCTCCACGAGCCGCCCGGCGTTCCAGCGGCTGATTCAGGACGCGCAGGATGGCAAGGTGAAAACAATTATCGTAAAGGACTTTTCCCGGTTTGCCCGCGATTATATCGAAGCAGGCGATTATATGGAGCGCATTTTTCCATTGCTGGGCGTTCGATTCATCTCTGTCAACGATGGGTATGACAGTGGAATGCAGGCCGGGAACGATGTACGCGGACTGGAAGTAGCCATTAAGAACATCATCAACGCATCCTACAGCCGGGATCTTTCTGCCAAAATCGCGGCAGCAGACCATGTGATGCAGAAAAAAGGAATGTATCTCGGAGGATACCGCCCGTTTGGATTCCTGTCGGACCCGAACGACTGTCATAAGTTGATCCTCGACCCGGTAGCCAGTCGATATGTGCGGTTGATTTTTGAACTGGCATTGCAGGGCAACAGAACAGGCACCATCGCAAAAATCCTGAATGAAAAGCAGATCCCGACCCCGGCAGCGTATCATGTGGCGGAAAACCATGTGTACAGTGAGCAGAAAGCATGGGATCTGCAGCGCAGCCATTGGACAAGTGGAACGGTTTACCATGTTCTGAAAAATGAGAAGTATAAGGGAACCTATGTGGGCGCGAAATTTATTATGCCGGTTCCTTGCAAGCATCGGGTCCTGCGCGCTCCCTTGGAACAGCAGGTACGAATTGAGGACAGTCATGCCGCCATTGTGACCCCGGAGGAATTTGAACAAGCACAAAAGGTTATTATGCTGCAGCATGGGAAGCATCAGGCCGGGAACTACACAAAACACCAGTATCCCTTGAAAGGCAAGGTCTATTGCGGCTATTGCCAGAAGCTGATGAAATATCGTGTACTCAAGAAGCTTGGCCCTTCTTTTAACTGCAGATTTTCAGCCACAGCGGCGGACAGTCCCTGCAAGCGAATCCCAATCTCTGAGAAAGTACTGGAAGAGATTATCCGAAACGCGCTGACAGCGCAGATAAAGCAGGCAGAGTATGTACTGGAAATCCTGCACGAGCGGGAACGCAAGGCGTTGATTTGCTTTTCCGCACTGGAACGGCAGGAAGAAAAGCTGAGTGCAGAAAAGGCAGAGATTGTAAAACAGCGCGTTGCACTGTATGAGCAATACGCCGACGGGAATATGAGTAAGGAAGAGTTCATCCGGCAGAGAGATGCCTACAGAGTGCAGGAAGATGAAAAGATGGAGCAGATTCAAAGGCTGCGTACCGAGAAAAATCAAGCTTTCCAGCCTGTGAAGAGGGACACCGATCATTTGCAGACTGTCATGAGTACTGTAGAAGAAGCAGGCGATGTGATGTACTTATCACAGAATGTGGTAGAAACTTTTATTGACCGCATCGAGGTTTTCAACGATGAACATGTGAAAATTCATTTTACATTTGAAAATGTGTTGGCAGACTATGCCGAATGAGTCGTAGCCAGAATCAATGCAGTAAGCAGAGTTTTTCTTGTAAGAACATGAGATTCATGGTATCATAGAAGCAATAAAAAGTCTGTGTGTGGCTACGCGAAAGGAGCAGCAGAGATGAAAAAATTGAACATCCCAGTTGGTATTTCGGACTTTGAGAAGATTCGGAACGGTGGGTTTTATTATATTGACAAATCTGGCCTGATTGCGGAAATTTTGGACGAAAAAGCAGAAGTGACACTTATCACTCGACCACGGCGTTTCGGTAAGACGCTTGGCATGAGTATGTTAGAAAGCTTCTTTGACATCCGTAAAGACAGCAAAGAACTGTTTGATGGGCTGGAAATTGCAGAGCATCAGGTATTATGTGATGAGTGGATGAACCAGTATCCGACAGTCTTTGTTTCATTCCGACAGGTAGACGGTCTGGATTTTACTGGGGCATACGATATGCTCACAATGGTGATAGCGGATTTGTACAACAAACATCTTTATTTGCTTGATAGTAAAAGTGTTACAGAATTCCAAAAAACAGCGTTTGAGCATCTTGCACATGGCAATGGTTCTATAAAAGAAGTTAAGAACAGCCTTATGCTTTTGACAACGATGATGCAGAGCTATTATGCAAAGCCTGTAATTCTTCTTATAGACGAGTATGATGTCCCTGTAGCAAAAGCGAATAACAACGGTTATTATAATGAAATGCTCGATGTTATGAAAGGCTTGATGCAGGCTCTAAAAGACAATCAAGCACTTCAGTTTGCAGTTGTTACGGGCTGCTTAAAGATTGCGAAAGAAAGCATTTTTACGGGAACAAATAATTTTGTATCGGATACTATCACAAATTCTCGTCTGAACGAGTATTTCGGATTTGTACAGAGTGAGGTTGACCTGTTGCTAAAGGATGCTGACTTGACAACGCAGGCTGAGAGCATCAAGAAATGGTATGATGGATACCATTTCGGAGCCTTTGATGTTTACTGCCCGTGGGATGTAATGAATTATTTGCTGGAACTGCAGCGCAATCCGAAAGCTAAGCCTATCAGCTACTGGAAAAACACCAGCGATAATGCCATCATCCGTTCCTTTATTGACTATGCAGGCAGTACCATCACAAATAAACTTGAAACGCTGATGGCTGGTGGCTGCATCGTTCAGCGTGTGGATGAAAACCTGACCTATGATTATCTACATTCCTCAGAAGACAATCTTTGGAGTACGCTGTACCTGACAGGGTACTTAACCAAGGCGCGTGAAGAAGATTATAAGGGTGAGTTGCCGGATGGCATGGTTGCCCTTATGATTCCGAACGCAGAAATCAAAGAGATTTTTGAAACAACAGTCATCAAATGGTTCGATGACAGTACGAAGAAGTGGAATCGAAATGCTTTGTTCGATGCAGTCTGGAACGGTGATAGCGAGGGCATTACCAAGGAAATGAATGCTCTGCTCCGGCGCACCATTAGCTACCATGACTACCGGGAAGACTTCTATCATGCTTTCCTTGCGGGCATCTTCACAGGTGCCGGATATATGGTGGATTCCAATAAGGAGCATGGAGAAGGCCGAAGTGATGTGGTCGTTTACGATTCCATCAATGCCCGCGTTGCAATCTTTGAAGCAAAGTACACGAAGGTTTTGGAAAATCTGGAAAGTGAATGCGATATAGCCTTGCAGCAAATTGATGATCGGATGTATGCAAAGGAGTATGAGGATGATTACGATCAGATTCTTTGCTACGGTATTTCGTTCTTTAAAAAGCGCTGCATGGTAAAGAAAAAGTGATTCACAACAAATCTTAACTTGAATTCTGTATTATAACTTAAAATGAGTTAAAATACAGAAAAAGAATTATAAGAGAGGCTCGCATAAACCACAGACAGCACCCAAGATGATTCGAGGGTGCGTCTGCGACTTATGCGGGCCTTTTTATTTTGTGATTTTAATACGGATGGATGTTAAATTCCAAGGCTGACAAGAGTGGCCTTTAACTCACTCGCCGTGTGGATAATGATTTCCTGTTCAGTTTCGTTGCAGTCCAATAACAGACGATGCAATTCGGTGTTGGAAGTTGAAACGGAATAGTGAAGACTGTCTAGCAACAAATCATCAACGGAAATGCAGAGGGCGTCGGCAATATCGACCAGAGTGGCAACGCTGGGGTGTTCTGTGCCTTTTTCAATTTTGGCCAGAAATTCACGACTGCGATTGATTTTAGAGGCTAAGGCTTCCTGGGTGATATTACCACACTGCATTCTGAAATAACCAATACGTTTTCCCAAAGCAACATAATTGACGGACATAAGTAAATCTTCCTTTCAAATGCCCGCATAAGAGTACTTTTATTATTTGACTTGTGGAAAAACGAATCAAGAAGAACCAAAAAAGCAGTCTGCATAAAAGTCAGAATTCTTATTTTTCCCTGTTGGCGGAGATGGCTTCTGAGCTCAAAATGTGAACCAGCAGTTCACATTTTGAGCAGTAAGTGAACTGCTGGTTCACAGAAAAAATCATCTGACAGGCGTATAATAAAACCATAAAATTGAACAGCACGATAATGTGAGTGAGAACGAAGTGAAAAAGTTACTGACGCTGTACAGCGGGGTTCAGTTAACGGATGTACTTTCATTTGTATAGAGAAAATGATGAAAATGTGGCTCAGAATTTGGCGGGACCACCCCTAGCGGTCGTGTGTTCTGAGGCAATTTTGTGAAGTGTTACATCACAATTTGCTGCACATGTGAAGTGCCACTTCACAGAAAAAATCATCTGATAAGAGTATAATAAAAACATGAAATCAAGCTGCGAAAATAAAGTGGGGAAAACGAAATGGAACGGCTGCTGACACTGTATAGCGAAGTTCAGTCAACGGATGTACGGTGGCTGTGGTATCCCTTTATTGCAATCGGGAAAATCACACTTCTGCAGGGTGATCCCGGCGATGGAAAATCTACCCTGATGATGAATCTGATTGCGGAACTTTCAACAGGAGGTAAGACCACGGATGGCTGTAAGATCGGCGTGCCGCAAAAAGTGATTTATCAGTGCTCCGAGGATGGCGTTTCGGATACGATTAAGCCCCGTCTAGAACGCTGCGGAGCAGACTGCAAGAAGATTGCTTTCATCAACGAAGAAGTTTATAACGGCCTTACATTGGATGATGAGCGCATCCGTCAGGCAATCATTGAATTTCGGCCTCGATTGGTCGTGATCGATCCGATTCAGGCTTATCTTGGCAGCGATTCCGATTTGCAGATCGCAGGCAGAGCGCGGAAACTCATGCGCCGCCTTGGAATGTGGGCTGCTGGTTACGACTGCGCTATCGTTCTGATTGGACACCTCAACAAAAAAGAAGGCTCCAAAGGGCTGTACCGCAGCCTTGGCAGTATTGATGTTGTGGCAGCAGCACGAAGCGTCCTGCAGGTGGAGCGAGATACCGAGAATCCTGATATAAGAATCGTACATCAAATCAAAAACAGTCTTGCGCCTACGGCAGAAGACATCCGCTTTTCCATTTCTGCCGACAAGGGCTTTCGATGGCTGGAATGCAGGCCACAGCTTTTTGAAAAACAACAGCCGGACGTCGAACCTGAATTTGATACAGAGCAACAGAAAGCTGCCTACTGGATCAAGCATTTCCTTGAAAAAGGCGATATGAGCGCAAATGAAATTTATTGCCGTCTGGACAATGAGGGGGTCAGCAAACGAGTGGCGCGGATGGTAAAAACAGAAATGGGAATTCACTGCTACCAGAAAAAGCGAAAATGGTATTGGAGTGTTCAGCCGGAAGAAGGTGTTATGAATGGACCGCAAGTATAAAGTAGGCGGTTATGTGAAACTTGCAAAACTGTGGGAACGCTCCAAGGATGCAGCAGTAGCCTATCATAGTTCCTATTACGCTGAAAGGTTCAGAGATGATGTGGATAAAAGGCTGGTTGGTGTCTATATTGACATCACAGGGAATAAGGAAATTTACAAACGCCCGGAAATGGTACACCTGCTTCAGGACTGTAAAAAAGGAATAGTTAATCTGATTTTCTCGCAAACAAGAGCCTACCTTGCGGCGAATACCTGTGATTTCTGTTTCCTGTTGAAATATCTGTTTGACATACCGATGCGAGTGGACATTGTTACGGATGATGATGACCAGAGAATCGACACCATTCTTGATGTTGATAACCAACGGCAAAGCCTGAAAGAATTAGCCAAAAAATACACATCAATCCGCGAGAAAGAATATCTTGCTTGGAAAGCACGACTAGAACATGAAATGGAAAAGGCAGATGGAAAATGAATGAAGGACAGTATGATTCAAAAAATGTAGAACATATTTCAATAGAAAATATCGAAGTTGTGTCCAATGGAATGGATTGGAAAAGCAGGCATTTGGAAGCTGAAAAGAGAAAAGCCGAAATCCGCGACAGAATCCATAAGCAGACTGAACAGGGCCAGAAATCAGCAAAAGATTATTTCCGCCCTGCAAAGCCGACCCCATCAATTTATGACAGTGACCTAAAACGTGTGGCCGTTTATGCCCGTGTCAGCACATCTAGCGAAGAACAGATTTCCTCTATTGAAAATCAAACTCTATACTATACCAAAAAGATTGCAGAAACGGAGAACTGGAATCTGCAGGATATTTATAGTGACGAGGGAAAATCGGGTACTTCACTGCGGAAACGAGATGCGTTTAAGCGAATGATGCGAGATGCCAAAGACCAGAAAATGGATTTGATTATCTGTGCCAGCATTTCGCGTTTTGCCCGGAACTTTTCGGATTGCATGACACAGATCGCAGCTTTGAAAACCATGCATCCTGCACATCCCATCGGTGTGTACTTTGAAACAGAGAATATCTACACGCTGAATCCAAGCAGTCAATACAGTCTTGACATTCAGGCTCTTTTGGCGGATTGGGAATCGGGCAATAAGAGTCGCCGCATGATCCTTTCGTATGACCAGCGTATTATGACAGGTCAGTACCCGGTGGCTGACCTGATGGGGTATCGGCATACTAAGGATGGCCAGTTGGTGATCGAGCCGGAAGAAGCAAAGACGGTGCGGTTTATCTTTCTGGCATTTATTCAAGGGTATAACTACGATCAGATTGCAATGATCCTGACGCAGAAAAAGCGTAGCACCCTGCGTGGCAAGCAGGAGTGGAATGGCATGATGGTGGCTAACATCATGAAAAACGAACGTCGCTGGGGTGATCTGGAAGCTCGGAAGAGCATTGTGGTGGACTACAAGTTGGGCAAGGTCACAAAGAATAACGGAAATCGCTGCTCTGCCTACGTTCCAGAACATCACGAAGCGATTGTTTCACCGGAAATTGCACGGGCTGCACATCTTGTGGCATCCAGCAAAAAGAAGTGCGGGGTGCAGGATATTGTAGTAATCCAGCAGGGAGCATTGAAAGGATTCGTGGGCATCCATCCGAACTGGAGTGGCATCAGTGTTGATAGTATTCACAGTCTTTGTCTGAGGGCCTATCTTCCGGAAGAGGTGGCGAAACTGAATGATATAGCAGAGATGAGGACTGGAACAAAGCTGGAAAAGCCCCTTCGATCGGAATATCTGACAATTTCAGGCACTTGCTTTATCAATCAAAGCAGCCCGGTCATAACAATCTCAAAAAATGGAATCCGTTTCAGCAAAGCGTGTCATACCCGCTTGGACGACTGCGAGCATGTGGAACTGCTCTATCATCCGATTCTGCAAGTCGTAATCCTGCGAAAAAGTAATCGTGATGCTTCAACAGCGATACATTGGGAAAATAAGGATAAGATTTGCAGCAGCTTTTCATCCAGGGCATTTTCAGGGGTGATATTTGAAGCAATGAACTGGAAGTGGAGTTGTCGTTACCAGTGTCGTGGTATCTGCCGTGGAGAGGAAAATGCAAAGTTCCTAATTTTTGAATTGGATGAGTCCCGGATTTTGATTAGAAAAAATCAGTATGAACAGATTGAGGATCGTTCGATGAATCTGAAATGTCGGCTGTATCGGAGCAAGTGGGTTCAGAGCATTGCGGCCAGTGATGTGATGGAATCCGGCCAAGTCGTAGAAAATCCCATGATTGGTGCAATTCCAAGCAGAAATGAAGTTCAACGTGAACTGGATGACCTTTTAATGTCGATGTAGGAGGATTTGTGAAATGGAAGAAAAAAGCAGGGAACAGGAACTGAGCGTTCGGGAAATCTCCTTGATTCGTGAGTTGACGCAGATACGAAAAGAACATAAAAGAGAACTGGAGTACGAAAAATTCGATGGCTATGAGCTTCCACCGCGCACCCAATTTTCCATGCTGAATAAACCTGCAGTGAGCATAAAATATGGCGTTATGAAATTTAATATGGCCTGCATCCGGCTTTTTGAAGGAATCAAGTATGTTCTTCCGATTTTGCATCCAAACAAGAAACGGCTTGCATTGATTATGTGTCCGGAAGAAGACAGCGCGTCTGTTGAATGGGCACGGCAGAAGGACGCAAACTGGGTGAATAAGGATATTACCTCTTTGGAATTTGTGGAAAATATCTTCAAGCTCATGAACTGGAACCGAGAATGCCGCTATAAAGTGCTTGGACGGGTGGCTAATTCTGATCAGGGCCTTTGTATGTTGTTCGATTTGGAAGAAGCAATCATGTTCACACCGAAGCCACAGGAATATACGGACCCGCTTACTGGCGAAATGAAGAAAAAACAGATAAAGTTCTTCCCAGATGTCTATAAGGATCGGATCGGGAAATCTTATAATGATTACATCGCTGGTCATCAGATGAATCTGTTCGAGGATTTTATTGGGTATCAGGGCTCTGCTGTATTGGATGAGCCTGAACAGAAAACAGATACTATTTCAGTACCGATACCGCAATGTGAAGAATCTGAAAATATACCTTTACCAGATTTTCCGGAACAGCCTGAAAATGTACAACGACCGGGCAGTGAGGTTGTTGAGAAAGGAATGCTGACATGAGTTCTGGACGAATTATGAATCTGCTGGTGACGATTCCGGCAGAAAGCCGAAGAATGAATGTGGGAAAGGATGTTATTCGTGTTCTTGGGAGTCCGACCTATATTTGTGTTTTGCAGAGGAAAGATCGGAAGTCTATTGCGATTACTCCGTGCACCGCTGAACATCCCATGTCCTTTAAGGTTCCAGACAGGCTGTTGACCGATGGACAGTGCCGAATGATGATTAACGGAATACAGTTCATTCAGGCGTTGCTGGAGGCAAATGAACTAGCTGTAGGAAAGGATCATCAGTTTAAGGGGAGATATGAAGCTGAGAAAAACGCAGTTATCATTTCACTTGAAAAAGATGAACGGGAATGGTAGTCAAGGCGGGAAGAATCTTGAATATAGGTGTTGCTCTATTGAAATATTATGCTGACTTGAATTTAAACCAGAGTGGGCAATATGGACAAATCTATGCTGAAAAGTTTACATCTGCCAGCTTGATATGCAAAGTGTTTTATGGT